AATAACAGCGAGTGATATAAATCTAATTTTTTTATCACGCGAGATATTATATAAATTTTTAGCATGATTTAAGAATTTCTGAGAGGTGTATTTGGTAGTATCTTTAATTGCTTGAATACTCATTATATATATACAATTAAAATAATACTAGTTAAAAATACAGAATATATAGTATTATAGTATAAATGGGTGGTGGGCTATTAAATTTAGTAGCTGTAGGTGAGTTGAATGTAATATTAAATGGCAACCCATCTAAGAGATTTTTTAAATCAACATATGCTAAATATACAAATTTTGGTTTACAACGTTTTGAATTAAATTATACTCATTTAAATAGATTATCTTTATTTGAAGATAGTAGTTTTGAATTTGATATACCATATAATGGTGATTTATTATTAGATGCTGTATTTGCTATAAATATTCCTGATATTTATAGTCCAATTTATTGTATGCCACTTGAAAAGGATAGTAGTAAAACTCATTCAACCCGGAAAAATTATCGTAGTTTAAGTGAATTATATTGTCAACCTTATGAGTTTAGATGGGTTGAAGATTTAGGAACAAATTTAGTGAAGAAAGTTAAATATTGTATAGATGGGAGAGTTATTCAAGAATTTTCTGGAGATTATTTATTATGTAGATCTGAAAGGGATCTAGCAGATGGAAAAAAAGAAATATTTAATGAAATGATAGGAAATGTACCATCAATAAATAAGCCAGAGGATGCTTATACAAATAATGGAAATTATCCAAATGTTACATGGAATATAAATATAACTGATCAAAATTTATTAGATGAAGCATCAAAATGGAGAGGTAGATCAAGAGGTGGTACTGGTAGTGAAACTGCAAGAGAAGCAGCTGAAGGATTAGAACCATCAATTCGTGGAAGAATAATATATGTGCCAATTAACATTTGGCATACTTCATCGTCATATTTAAGTTTGCCGTTATGTGCATTATATTATTCAAAATTAAGTATAATAGTAGAATGCAGACCTTTATCAGAATTAATAGTAGTAAGAGATTTAGATTATTTTGAAAGATTTGTTAATAATTGCTGTTCTAAAACAGGTATAATTACGAGCTTTGATAAACATGGACTTACACCAGCAAATGTATTTAAATATTATAATCCTCCTTTTATTAGACCAAATTTTAATGATGAAAGATATAATTGGAGTTTTTTTTTAGAAACACCACCGCTTAGAGTTAATGGAGTAAAACTAACCTCAGAATATACACAATCAACAGGGATACCATCGCTAGAAATGCAAGGAAATGCATGTATTGGTGAATTTATATATGATAAAAATGTTTTTAGATCTAAACAAGATGCATTTAAAAAAATGCGTGAATTATTTTATGTAGGGAGATCATTAAATTGGAATCAAAATATTCATCTTGTTGTAACAAATGTATTTTTAGGTGAAGAAGAACAAAGAGAATTTGTTGGCTTGCCTCAAAAATATTTAGTAAGACAAGTTCAAGAGAAAACAGTTCCTTATGCAGTTGGCACAAACCGTGAACTGGTAGTTAATAATAATGTTGTGGCAAGTTGGATGTGGTTTTTTAGACGATCAGATGTTGTATTACGGAATCAATGGAGTAATTATACAAATTGGCCTTATAAACATATGCCATATCCTTGTATTCTTACATTAGATTTACGGGCATCTTTATATACTTTGGAAGATACACAAGCTCCATATATAACACCATGTAAAGCATTATGTCCAAGACAGTTCAATATATGTAGTATGTATATTGGAGGTCCAGTGCATCCAGAAAATAGAAAAAATATTATGATTGATTGGGCGTTGTATTGTGATGGTGTACAAAGAGAAGAATCAATGCCAGTTGGTATAAATTTATATTTAGAACATTATATTAAAACACCAGGAAATTCTAAAGAAGGATTGTATTCATATAATTTTTGGATAGATCATGAATTAAATAGCATACAACCACGAGGAGCATTTAATTTAAGAAAGTTTAGTGAAGTAGTATTTGAATATACAACAATTCAACCATTTAGAGAATTAAATCCATCAGCACCATTATCGCGAGACTTTGTTAATGATATAAATAAAGATACAATAACAGCAGGTGATGTTTTCCCTGTACCAGATGTATGTAATACTCGTTCATCATATCAAAGTAAAGGATGGCCGGGTGATTCAGCTCAATTACAACCAGGAGGTGCAGTTTTTGGGTTTAATAATCCAACATTTACAGATGGTGATTATACATTTGATATGCATATAATGCAAGAATGTTATAATGTTTTAGTATTTTCAGGTGGTATGGCTTTTTATGCATTTCCATTATAATAATATTATATAAGTATTTAAAATTTATATAAAGAATAGATATAAATGGTTGGTGGAGTATTAAATTTATTGTCAGTAGGAGAAGAAGGTTTAATATTAGTTGGAAATCCTCAAAAAACCTTTTTTAAAAAAGTTTTTCAATCATATACAAATTTTGGACAACAAAAATTTCGAATAAATCCCGAAGGTACTACCAGATTGAATCATAATTCTACAACAACTTATACTTTTAATATACCAAGACATGGAGATTTACTATTAGATACTTATTTTAGTTTAACACTTCCAAATATATGGAGTCCTATTTTATCAAATTTGCCATTATATCCAATTTGTTCATCATGTCGTACATTAATAGGTTCATCAATTGACTCAGTAACAGTATCAAATGACACATTTAATACTATTTGTGGCGGCGCCACGCCTTGCGCGGGCAGTGATAATTTTTGTTGGCACTGTCAGAGTCAAAAGTGTAATACATGTTATACGTTTAATACAAGTAAAGTAACAGACGCCAATCGAGATTCTCAAGCAAGTTATAGTTTTCCTTATGAGTTTAAATGGATAAAAAATATCGGAATTCAAATGATAAATAAAATAAGTGTTTATGCAAATGAAACTTTATTACAAGAATTTAGTGGACAATATTTAAGTAATATGATAGCACGAGATTTTTCTAGTGATAAAAAAGAATTAATTGATAGAATGGTAGGAAATGTATCAGAATTAAATGATCCTGCAAATTATTCAAATAGAAATGGTAATTATCCAAATGCAGCATATTATGGTTCATTACTTGAAGATACAAAAACAAATGGAAATGGAAATGGAAATGGAAATAATATAAATAATAATTTAATTACTAATAATAATTTATCAGATATATTTAGTCCAGAGTTTTTAGAAATGATACAAATACAACAGACACGTCAACAGTCAGACATATTTAGTAATCAAAATGTAATGTTATATGGTTTAGAACCATCAATTCGAGGTAGACAATTGTTTGTTCCAATCAATATTTGGTCAACATTATCATCCAAAACAGCAACACCTTTAATTGCTATGCAATATACTAATTTAAAAATAGAAATTGAAATTAAACCTGTAAATGATTTATGGGTTGTACGTAATGTATTAGGTGTTCAAAATCAGCTTGATATGCAGGTAAAAGACACACTTGCAGAGGTTAGAATAAATACGCTGGACGTGTCGGGAGCGGGAATGTCAAATACTGATATAGATAAAGTATTAAATTGTCAAGCTTGTAATAATAATGAAAGTTGTGATACGATAAGAACAGTATTAGAACCACAATATATTAAACCAGATTGTCAATATGAGGCATATCAGATGAATTTATTTCTTAAAGAGCCACCCAATAAAATGTGTCCTGTAACACATGTATTAGGATTAAATCAACCAGCATGTATGCAAATGATGACAAGTAAAGAAGCAGGTACAATACAAATTCCATTTTTATCAGAACAAACAAAAGTGTATTATGGTATTGGATCTGAACAATTAAATGAAAGTCCAGCAGATTTGTTAAATTTTTTTGCAGATGTACATCTAATTGGTAATTATGGATTTTTAGATGAAGAAGAGAGGAGAGATTATGCAGAAAATTGTAAATCAATTTTGTTTAAAGAAGTTCATGAACATGATATATATAATATAGTAGGAAATAGAACATTAAAAATAGAAACAGGTGGATTAGTGGTGTCATGGATGTGGTATTTTCAAAGATCGGATGTAAATTTACGAAATGAGTGGAATAATTATACAAATTGGCCATATCAGGGTTTATCAGCTGTACCTAAAAGTGATATATATCAAGATATTGTAAATGATATTTGTGAACCCGGATGTCCAATAGATGGTACATTACAACAATTATATTGGACTACAACTTATTATATTAGAGATCTAGAGGATATAATGATAAATTGGGGATTATATTTTGATAAAACAGTAAGAGAAGAAAATAGAGATTCAGTTATTTGGAAATATGCTGAATTATATACTAAAAGTAATAGTTCAGGTAATCAAGGAGTTTATTATTATAATTTTTGTTTAAATACAGATCCATTTGTATATCAACCAAGTGGTGCTATTAATATGTCAAAATTTAATAATGTTTTTTGGGATATAACAGTATTATTTCCAGATCGTAAGGGTAGTTATGAATTAATTACAGCAGGGGGAGATATTATTGCTAAAGAAGATCAAACATTTAGTATTTCTGTAACTTGTAATAATAATTTAGTACATGGTATGCCTAATTATGAAGATATAAGTGTAACAACTAATAAACAATATACAGATCAATATATGTATACTTATACATTACATATAATGGAAGAAAGATATAATATAATACATATAGAAAATGGCATAGCAGGATTAGTATTTGTTCGTTAGATAAATATAAATATCAGAATATAAATATAATTTATATTCTGATAATATAAATGGGTGGCGGATTATTAAATTTAATCTCATATGGAAATATGAATGTAATATTAAATGGCAATCCAAAAA